CCGTAGCCGGTGGCCTGCATACCAGGTATGCTACCCACCACAGGGGTGACACGTCTTCGTAAATCATCTACTCAACTAATTCGGAGGTTATATCTGGAGCATATGCTCCTGATTCTCCTTCGAAGAAGTCTTTTTCGATGAAAAGGCTGGGAACGTAGAATCCTATGTTTAACTTTAAATATAGAGCCGAACGTTCCACCCAGAACCCCATCTTTTCCGACGGATCTAAACTGTAGATCACCGGTCTGTGAAGGTGTTCCAGACTTTTCGCCTTAAGCATTGCAATCCGAAGGTGGGGACCTGCCCTTGCCTTCTGGTTGACTACCTTGCTAATACATTGGTTCCTAAACATAGCGGCATAAGGGCTTTCCTTATTTCCGAGTAGTGTTTGCGGTTCCATTATGTTTATTCTCTCTTTGTGCATGGTCCGAAGCACCCTCGAATTCGACGGGGCTCCAGACTCTTCCGTGATAACAGAAAGACTTTCTTTCGTTAACTCGAATGCACTCTGAGTATCTAGTCCATCATGATCGTTTATCAAGGAGAAATTCCGAACTTCGGAATACTTCTCGATACTCCTCTCCCAGATTCGCCGGAACTTACCGGTGGGTTCTGCGAAGGGTTCGATCTTTTTGATTGTTGATCCGTATGCCAAAACGTGCATTGAATCTGTCCATTCAGTTAATGGTGAGGGTATTCCCAAACCACCCAGCTGTGTTGGAAGAAAACATAGTCCGTTTTTGTATACTTTCTTCTCGAAGTAGCTCGGAAGTCCTGCTCTTACCATGTAAGGTGTTACAGAATTAATGAAATCCCGTATTTCAGGCTTTTCGATATACTTCATGCTTTTCTCAAGTTCGCGCATCTTACCGATCAAAGGATCGGCAGAGTCGAACTGAGTTCCGCCCTGTTTCTGAAACTGGTTAACTAGTCGCAACTTCATAGTGTCGACTTTTATTCCTAGCTTAGAACTTGGGGCAATTCCGAAATCCTGGCAGTAATGACAGTATTTTCTTGAAATACGGTATTTCTCCCATGAGATTTCATATCCCATTTGCTGCAGTAACTTAGGTATCGTCTTTACGAATTCCAAATTTCCAACAGCAATATGGTCATCGCCGGCGCAAGCAAACGATCTTCCCCGAGTAGGCATGAGCTTACCCTCTGGAACGATTGCTTTCGCCTCAGAAATGTTCCTATACCCCTGCAGTGCTGCAAAGTATGCTGTCATTGAAGCGAGTGTTAGGAAACATTTCGTCATTGGTTCCCCCATCAGGTTTCCACGAGAGGTATTGATACGTATCGATTTTCCTCCATCGTAGATTGCCTGTGGTAGGTTCCTTAATAGCCTCTTTCTTTCACCGTGAGATGTACATTCGTAATGAATTTCTCTCGGAGAACAGTTTAAGCGGCTAGCTTCCAACAGATAATCGGTAATTCCGATTCCTGGTTGGATCCCTCTGATTAGACCCTCCATCATAGCGTGTGATACCTCATGTACCGCACGGTCTGTGGCAGACGTCAAATCAGACGAAGAGACAAACTCTGGAACATA